ATTTTCATAATTTTTTAAATATTTTTTAAGTTGTGTTATTTCTTTAATAGATAATTTATTATTTTGTGCTTTAAATTCTAATATTATATTTTCAGGACTATAAATTATAGTATCAGCTCTTTCATAACCAATTTGTATATCTTTGTAAATAATAGGAATTATAATTTCATTATTAAATAATATATTATTTTCATGTAAATGAATATTTAAAGCAGAAACATAAATATGTTCTTTATAACCACTACCTAATTTTAAATAAATTTCTTTAGCTATATTATAAATATCTAAAATTAATTTATCTAAATTATTTTTAATTATATAATTACTTGTATTAATTAAAGTAGACATATAATTAAATGTTAATAATCTTTAAATAATTAAATTAATTTAATTTAAATACCTAGTTTAGTTTCGACTGGTACTCCAGAACTTAATGGACCATTACCATATAAACCAAACGATGGACCACATCCTTCTAGTGGTCTTCTTAATAAATCTGGATATATTGTACTTAAATTCCATGGACCAACATATTGTAAAGGATTTGGAGGTTCAGATCTAATTGATAAATTACCATTTCTTAATGATCCAGAAACAGTATCTGTTCCAATAACTCCTCCAGATCTAGAAGATAAGAAAGTTTGATTAGCTAATACATTTTGAACATTACAATCAGAAAATCCTTCTGTTTGATTTTGTGTATTAGCCATACCACTATTTGGTAATAATGATGCTGAAATGCTTGAATTTCCAGTACCTGATGCCATAGTAGACATATTTTGAGCACATAATGATAAATCTGCAGCACGACCAGATAATTCTTGTGAATTAACTGGTGCCATTTGAGATATAAAATTACCTGGTCCAGGAATTTCATTTGTACCCTCAACTGCACTTGAAATTGAAACTAAATTATTAATTGTTGGTGTAGCAGCTATTATATTTTGTTGATATATTTTATATGAATCTGGTGTCATATTATATCCATTTTCAGTTGCATCTTCAGCAATATAAGGTTGCATAAAAAAATCACCTCCATTACCAAAAGGTTTTTTATTATGATTATATAATTCTCGTGATTCTAGATTAGATAAAGTATCCATTTTATTATATTATTTATAAAATATATTTTTTTTTCAAATTAAAACTAATTTAAATTAATTTTTTATTTTTAATTCTTTTAATAAAATATCATCATTATTGTCATTATCAGATTTATAATTATCATTTTCATCTTCTCTAATTAAATATTGTTTTAAATCTAATTCTTTACTTTTTTTATGTTTAATTTGTAATACTTCCCAATATGGACGACAATAATTTTTATAATATATTATTTTTGAACATTTAATTAAACAAATAATTTCATCATTTATTTCTAAATCATCTAAATTTAATAAAGTTTTTGATTTATTAAAAATAACTAATTTTTTATTTAAATTAAGTTTAATTTTTACATTTGATTTACTATTTTCAATTGAAGAATAATATATATCTTCAATTTCTTCACTTGATATATTATCTTCGAATAGTTCTGAAGATTTATCAACTAAAATTTCCATTATTTTTTTATCAAATAATTCAAAAAATTCTTCCATAATATTGTCTATATTCAAAGTTATTTTATTAACTTTTTTATTAATATTATGTATATTTATTTTTGATGTTTGAAACATTAAATTTATATTAGAATAATATATATCATTTGTTTTTACAGGTTTTTCAATATTAATTATATTTAATTTTTCTTTTATAATATCTTTATCATTAATATCTTGAATAAATATAGAATCAGATAAATCAATATTTTTCGACATTAATTTAAATAATTAATTTTTTTTTTATATTTATACGACTAATTACCAAATTTAATTGAATCAATTTTTCCTGGTAAAACATTTCTAGTATTAAATGAATCAATTGCTTTCGTAAATTTATGATTATCTTCAAAAAATCCTACAAAACCTAATTGATTTTTACCTTTATTATCTGTTGTAACTGGTTGTGATAATGGCATTGGTAAATTTGATATATCTTTAATATAATATTCTGTCATATTTAATGTAGATAATACTAATTTTACATATTGTTGAATTGTTTGTTGATTTAATTTGGCTAATATATTTGTAAAATAAGTATTTTTATCTTCACTTGGTTTTGTTGCACATGAATTATTACCTATTATACCTTGTGATGTTGGTAAAATTGTATAATTACCTATCATAATTTCTAATAATCCTTCTATATCTTGTTCAGTATTAATTTTAATTCCTCTTTCTTTTTCAACAATTTTAATAACTTCATTTTGTATAAAATTAACATTTATTTTAGAAAAATAAAATGGAAGTAAATAAGGATCAGATTTTCTAATAACATTATAAGCATATCTTTGATAATCATCATAATGTTCATAATTTGATTTAACACCACCTAAATTATTACCAGGTAATTTTAAATTTGTATTCATATTTTTATTCCAAGATCTTTCTAATTCAACTGCTCCTATTGGTGTCTGATATAAATTTCCAAATTCTTGTTGATAAATAACATCAGTTACTGGTTTAATTTTAGATAAAGCATTACCATAATTCTGACTTTGTGGATATTGTGGCGCAGGATCAAATTTACCATATCCTCTAATATTAACTAAGGAATTCATTGTATTGTCATCTGCATTAATTAATGGAAAAGATCCTTGATTTGTATTATTATATTCAGCTAATATTGGAGTTACATTTACATTATAATCTATATTTAAATTATTCATGTAATATATTATAATTATTATAATTAAAAAAAAAAAATAAAAATTTATTTTAAATATAAATGTATTTAAATAAATTTAATTAAATAATATTAGCATGAATGAATTTAAATTATCTAAAAAAAAAATTCATAATGATGATAGATCTAGTATAGAAGAAATTCATAATAAAAAAATGTTAGAAATGATAAAAAATTTAGATAATATTAATAATTTAAAAAAAAAATTATTAAAATTAGAACAATATTATAATATACTTCTTAAGAAAAGTTCATTAGAAAATGAAAAAATTAAAATACATAATAATATTTTAAAATTAAAAAAAGAAATTAATGATATTGAAAGTGGAAATGAAATGATGGATTATATAAGTAAAGCTTGGGAATTTATATATAATATTGATAATGAAGAAATAATAGAAACTGTAAAATCTGAAAATCAAAGTATTAAGTCTGAAAATCAAAGTATTAAGTCTGAAAATCAAAGTATAAAGTCTGAAAATCAAAGTATAAAGCCTGAAAATCAAAGTATAAAGCCTGAAAATCAAAGTATAAAGTCTGAAAGTCAAAATAATATTTATCAATACATTGATAAAATTGGTTCAACGAATAAAGGACAAATTTATAATAGATATATAAATAAATGTTTTAAAAATATAAATATAGAAAATATTAATAATGAATATAAATGTAATAATTGTTCATCAAATGATTTTATTCAAGAATCAGGAGAAATAATATGTAATAATTGTGGAGTTTGTGAAAAATTTTTAGATAGTTCATTTAATGGTTTAAATTATGATGATATTAAATCATACGAACCTCAATCTCAACCTTTTTCATATCAAAGAAAAAATCATTTTAAAGAGTGGTTAAATCAATTACAAGCAAAAGAAATAACTAATATACCTGATTGTGTAATAAATTTATTGTTAGGAGAAATAAAAAAAGAAAGAATAAATAATATAGAATCTATTGATTCTACAAGAATTAAAAAATATTTAAAAAAATTAAAATTAAATAAATATTACGAACATGTTCCCAATATAATTAGTAAAATTACTAATAGTCCACAATTAAGAATAACACCAGAATTTGAAAAAATATTATTAGATTTATTTGATTTAATACAAGAACCATTTAAAAAACATTGTCCAGAAAATAGAAAAAATTTTTTAAGTTATTCTTATACTTTACATAAATTTTGTCAATTATTAAAAAAAGATGAATATTTAATATATTTTCCATTATTAAAAAGTAGAGAGAAATTATTTGAACAAGAAAATATATGGAAAAATATATGTAAAGAATTAAATTGGGAATTTAAAGCATGTATTTAATTTTAATTTTTATATAAATATATTTAAAGAAATAATATAATTAAATATTGTATGGTTCCATAGCTCAGTTGGTTAGAGCGTGCGGCTGTTAACCGCAATGTCATGGGTTCGATCCCCATTGGAACCGTTTAAGAACATTTTAATATAAAATTTTCTTAAATACCACTTAAAGTTTTATTAAATATTAAATAAATGATATTTTTAGTAAATAAATTTATTTTATCTTCATGTTATAATTTATGTCATCAAATATTAGATAATACAAATATAATAATTAATAAATTAAATTTATTAGATAAACATTTAAATAATAATATTAATTTACTAAATATGGATGATAAAAATATTAGTATTATAAATGATAAAAACATTAGTGTTATAAATAAAAATAATGTTTTAATCGAATATATTAATATTATATATATTATTTTAATACCAATTTTATTATTTTGTATATTTTATTCATATATAAATTATAAATCAAATAGAAAAAATTTAAATATAATTCTTTAAATTAAAAATTTAATTTTCGACTTCATCTGCCCAACGATTACTAGGATTTGGTACAACATCTAATTTTACCATATCTTGCATTATTTCAGATGGAGTACTAGATTCAACTGAATTTGGACAATTTCCTAATATTTGATTTTGAACACTTTTTGAATTATTTGCACCAATATTTAATTCTTCTATTAGTGGTTCATCTTCTGATTTGTTTTCTAAATTATTTTCTAAATTGTTTTCTAATTTTTCACTTAATAATGTTTCGATATTTAAAGTTGGAGTATGATCAGGTGGAGTATCATCTACAATATTATTTTGTTTATCTAGTTCATTTTGTTCTTTTCTTTTTTCATTTTCGATATTAATATTTTCTATTAATTCTCTTTTTCTTTCTTCAAAATACATTTTACTTTTTAATTGATCTTCTCTATGACCTGCTATAATTTCATTTAATTTTTTATCGACATGTATTTGTTCTAATAATTCTGGATCAGGTGGTACAAGTAACCATTTATACATTTCAACAACATAAATATCAAATGTATCATCAAGTTTCTGTAAAAATTCTGCTTGAGCTTTTGCATCTTCAACTTTATCAAATACTCCTTTAATTTTTAAACATATAGAATCATGTTTTTGATTACTATTTGGAGCTACAATTGAAATTAATGCATAATTTTGACCAGGTACAATTGTTGAATCAGTATCAACATTTTCATCTAAACTTAAACTTTTAATTTTTTGTTTTACAGCTTTATCTATTATAGATTTTTTTTCACTATCAATATCTTTAAATAATGGATCAGTATCTATATTATTTGTTGTATTTTCTCCAGGATGTATTTCTCCTCCTCCTTGTTTAATTAATTCACTAAGTTGTTTTTCATCTTTAGTTAATAATGTTGACATTTATAAATATATTAATTAAAATAATTTTTAAATACTTTTATAATATATTTATAAATGTATAATTTATTATTAATACCATATAATATTGCTAAAAAAATTAAAATATATATTTGTAATTGCAATACAATCAATAATTCAGATAATGAGAATACTATTCCATGGAAGCCAACATTTATTATGTGGTTAAATGGTATTATTCAAAAAATTGTTTTCCCAGTTATAAATAGCAGCAATATTTGGGGTCCTAGAAGAATTGATGAATTGCGTGAAAGAGCTATGGCAGCTGTAACTCTTCGTATTATATGTCCATGTGGAAAATTTCAACTTAAAGCAGAAGGTGGTGCTCGTCATATATTTACATGTCATTGTACTATTTGCGCTAAACATACAAAAAGCGAAGGTGGAAAAGCACCTACATGGACAGCAGTTTGTCGCAATTTAGTTACTTATTGTGGCAAACTGCGTACATATTCTGCTTCATATATTAGTCGTCGTGGTGTTTGTGCTTCTTGTGGACATTGTATCTATATGGATTACTTTGCCAAAAATACAATTTATATTGCAAATGCACTACCACATACTTCAATTACAAGTGATGGAAAAAAAAAATTTATAGCAGATTGTGACATTTTTTGGAAAAATCGTAAGTCTGGTGCACAACCAACTGCTCCAATTCAATTTGATAAAATGCCACTTGCAGCAATGGGATTTATCCCAGATTCTGGAAATCCAAATATTTTAATGTCATTTTGGTATCGTATATAAAATATTTAAATTAATATATAAATTTATATATTAATATATTAATATGTCTGACTCATATAAATTATTAAATATAAAAGGTTATAATTTATTATTAATTCCATATAATAATAATACTTTAACTGTTCGTAGTACAATTAATACTGGTTTTATTGATGAAAATAAAGATAATTTAGGAATTAATCATTTATTGGAACATGTTTTAATAAATGGAAATAATATGTGTGAAAATGATTGTATACCTTATTTAATTAAGAAGGGTATAATAAGTAATGCAACTACATCATTTAAAAAAATAGAATATTTTAATTCTGGTTTAGTCAATAATACATCTGATATGATTAAATTTATAATAAAAACAACATTATCGCCATTAAATATTAAACAATCTGTTATAGATAAAGAAAAAAAAGCTATAATTAATGAACTTTTAACAGTAAAAAATTCATCAATGTATGATATAGATAATTTAGCTAATAAAAAATTTTATAAATATTTTGGAGAAAAAAATTTTTATAATTATGATTTACAAATTGAAAATTTAAAAAAAATTAATAAAAAAGAATTAATTGAATTTTATATAAATAATTATAATCAAATTTTATTTACTGTAATTGGTAATTTTAATTATATCAAAATTATTAATTTATTTAATAAATTATTACCATATAATAATATATATAAAGTAAAAAAAATTAATTATAATAATTGTTATACATTTGATAATTCTATTTATTTTATTAAAAATAATAGTTTATCTAACACAATATTTCGTTTTGATTTTGTATGTAATTTACCAACTGATTTAATTACACATACATATGTACATATATTATCATTATATATAAAATATATAGCACTTGAAAAATTAAGAAGTAATGATAATTTAATATATGGAATTAATATTTTTAATGATTTTTCATATTGCGGTATTAAAACATCAATTATAATTAATGTTGAAAATAATAATGCAATTAAAGTATATAATAAATTTATAAATTTAATTATAAATTCGTATTTTAAAATAGATATAAATTATATTTTTGGTATAATTAATAATTTAAAATATAATTATTTAAATTCTACTATTGATAATATTGAAAATTTTTATAAAACTCAAATATTAAATAATATTTTTAATAATAAAAATTATAAAATTTATAATTATAATGAATATATAAATATTTTAAATAATATTAAGTATGATAATTTATTAAAATATAATAAAATATTATTAAATTTAAAAACATGTTTAATTGTTTATTCTAGAAATGAAAAATTAAATATTTAAAAAATTAAAATATTAATACAAATTATTTTAATTATTTATATTTATTTTTGAATAAAAATATCCAAATAAAAATTATTTTTTATTTTTTATTTTTTATTTTTATTTAAATTTAATTTGAATAAAAATATCCAAATATAAATTATTTAATTAGAGTAGGCTAGACCACCCATACCAGACATAATACGAAGAACATTGTAATTACGAGCAAAGACATTTAATAAACAGCCAGTAGCAGGTCTAGGTCTTGTTACACCGGGTAATACAGGCGAAACAAAATTAGCACGAGTATCTAAACCATATTCTAGAATGGTATTATCAATGCGAGAGAAATTGCATGTACCGGAAGGCTGATGTTCTTCTGGGCGTAGAGCGAAAGAATAAACATATAGATTAGAATCAGGAATACGAGTATGATGAATGAATGGCTGCCACTGACGGAAGAATAGAGGACCTCTAGCTGGATTGAAACGGTAATGACCATTTAATCTTAATACAGCAAACTGTAGTAAATCACCACCTAATTTTTCTTCACCAACGGGGAAAGAAGAGAAATTAAATTGATCATTATTTTCAACATTGTCAACACGACGGAAGACCCAGAATAATTCTTTACAAGGATGATTAAAGGTTAATCTCTGAGATAGACGATCAGCAGTATCTAGATTAACAGTTGTTTCATTATGCTGAACTTGATCAATTAAATATTCATGAGACATCTGAGCGAAACGACGGCGTTCATCAGTATCTAAATAAATGTAATCAATGAACATATCAATTGTTGGCTGTAACTGAGTTAATAGACCATTATTAGATAATCTCCATTCAGTATTACGTTTTAGAATTCTTCCAGCTTCTGGACCAACTGTCTGTACAGCCTGTACTAAGTTTTCTAAAGGCTGGAACTGGAAAATGAAACGAACTTCATGATACTGTAGAGCAATTAAAGGAAGAGATAATCCAGCATTAATATTAAACCAGAAATCTAATGGAACAGTTAATAATTGAGGTTCAACCGAATTTCCAATTAATAACCAACCACTACCACCATCATTACCACCAACCATACGCTGATATCCCTGAGATTTTTCAGATGTCATAGTTAATTCCTGCCATAAATACATGTATAAACCATAGTGTTTATCAATTTCCTGACCACCAATTTCAACTGTTACATAATCAATTAGTGCTAATCCAACATAGTTAGTCCAAACTAGTTCAACTCCATCATTTAATTCATCAGATGGATCTGGTAGTAATGCATTAGGATCTGGACTTACGGGACTTGGATTATTTAAAACTAATAAATCTTTAGGTAAAGATGGTAAAACAACCTGAATGTAAGCAGAGTTTATTAAATCACCATTGCGAGATACAATAACAGTTGATCGTTTTCCAAATGTAGATACTCCATTAAAAGTCTGCTGAATAGATTCCATAGCGAAATTTGTATGGCGACGATATACTACTTTAAAAAAAGTAATCTGTGGGTTACCAGTTAAATAAATGTCCTGGGCCCCGTAAGCAACAAGCTGCATTAGTCCTCCTCCCATGTTTTAATATATACTATTAATAAAAGAAAAAAAAAATAAAAAAAAAACAAATTAAATTAAATTAATTTTGCGTAATTTAAGTTTTTTTTTTATTTTTATAAATTAATATATCAAATATGAATAATGATGATGAATATTCTGATCCAATTGATAATTTTAAAAAACCACTAAATTCTCAATTTTCACAAATGCATCCACAACAAGCAATGCAACAACAAGCAATGCAACAACAAGCAATGCCACAACAAGCAATGCAAAAATCTAATATGAATCCACAACAACAAGCAATGCAACAAGCAATGCAGCAACAACAAGCAATGCAGCAACAACTTGCAATGCAGCAACAACAATATGCAATGCAGCAACAACATGCAATGCAACCACAAGCAATGCATTTTATGAAACAGCAACCAGGAATGCAACAACAAAAATCAAAATCATTTTTAGAAAAATTTGGTAATATTAAAGAAAATTTTAATTCTTCTAATTTTTCATCATATTTACAAGAAATATTAATATTATCTGTATTATTTATTTTTTATAATACAGAATTTTCTAAAAATTTAGTAAACAAAATACCAATTAATATATTAGATTCTAATTATAAATATACTACATTAGGTGCTCTTATATCAGCTTTAATTTTTTCTCTTGTTTTTATTATTATTAAAATGTTAATTTAATTATTTTTTTTTTGATTTAAGATCATTTTTATTAGTAAATAAATTAAAAAATAAATCTCTTGTAGAATCTATTAACATATCTTTATTACCTGAACTATCTACTTTTAATATAACTTCTGATTTATTATTTTTTAAATTTAATAATTTTATTAAATGAGGAGTACACGGAATTGAATTACTAGAATAATCTTTACAATATCCATATTTTCTATTATCTAATGTATTACATTTACAAAAACATTTTTGAACAATACCTGTTGAAGTTAATAAAAAATATATATGTTCTGAATTATGATTCCTTCCTATATTTTGACAATATTTACTTTTACTATTTAATAAATATGTTTTATTATTATCTGATACATATATTCTTTTTATATCTTTATCAGAATATTCTTTAACATATAAATTAAAAAATCTAATAATTTCTTTATATATCATACTATTTTTACTTATTTTTTGCCAAGTACTTATATATGAATTTACTTCTTCATCATCTGGTGATATTTCACAATCATTACATATTACTATATTATAATTAGTTATTTCTTTTTTTAATGAAATTATAGATGTTTCTTTAATTAATTTACTATAATTATTTTTTAAATTAATTAATTCTTCTTTATTTGATAAATTATTAATAATTACATCATGTATTTTATATTCTCTTCCTTCATCTTCCCATTCTTTTGTTTGACTAATAAAATGACCTTTTTTAGAACCTGTTAATCTTAAACCACTATTTTTAAAAACACTTTCATCAACAATTTCATTAAATGTATTAATTATATTATCATAATTATTACCATATACTGTTTTAAAAATATATATTAAATCACTTATTATTTTTTTTCTTATATCTAATGCACCTTTAATATTAATTTGAATATCTGGAAAATGCAAATGAAAACCTTTTTTATAATATATTTTTTCATATACTTTACCTGGTTCTTCTTCATTTTTTATTATTTTTTTTATTAATTTAATTTCTGCTGAAGTAATTATACATTTATAAAATTTATCATAAAATTCTTTTATTGAATCATTTATACTTTTAAATATTATATTAAAAATTTCTTCATTAATTTTATTATTATCTAATAAAAAATCTAAATCAAAAAATAAATTAAATATATTTTTTTTACATTCTACTAAATATATATTTTCATTATTATTAATTCCTTGAATATATTTATCAAAAAAAAGTTCTAAGTTTTCATCTTTTACATATAAAACTCCACCATCTAATAATAAATGTGTAGGTTTTTCATCATCATTGTTTTTTTTATATTGATTAGTTATTTTTAACCAATTTTTAAACATTTACTATAAATACTAATTAATTCTTAAGTAAATTAATTTTTGTTTAATTAAAAGATATTGTTGTATTATTATTAAGTAAATATACTTGTTTAGAAGCACAAATTGATAATTCCTTTCTTTTATATTTTGGATATTCTTTATTACGATTTAAAGTTATAATCATATCATTATCTATTTTACTTATATTATTAATTGCATATTCTAATACATTATTTTCAATAAACCATTTAAAAAAATTTAATTGACCTACTGTTGTTAATATTTCTCCTTCTTTTTCATAATATTCTTCATCATCTTTCATATTTTGATATGTTAAATCAATAATATTTAATACAATTCTTTCACGTCTACAAAAAGGATCAAATAATTTTTTTGAATAAGCTTTTAATTGATTTTTATATTCTAAATATATATTAAAATTTATACATTTATTATTTTTATATATATTATAATTTATATTATATTTTTTTGCATAATTTGTTACTAACCAATCTAATATTCTTAATGATAAAATATTTTTTTGAGATATAAAGTAATTAAATATACTATTATTTTCTTTATAATATTGTAATATTGAATTTAATAATATTTGTGATTTTTTAGTTATTAAAGTCATAACTTTAATGTAAATAAATTATGACCTTAAATAGTTTTATTACAATTTAAAAATATACTTAAAGTTTGTTTAATATAAATAAATATTACACATAATATTTATATGGAATTTAAAAATATTGTACCTGATGGACCATTAGCTATGAATATTACTAACAAACAATTTACTCAATATTTAATTAGAACTATTAATTATTTATATAATAGAAAAATTGAAAATACTTTTCCAGCTCCTCAACCTGTTTCAATTGAAAAAAAAGATTTTGAAAAATTAAATAAATATGAATATAATGTTAGTTTAAAATTAGATGGTACACGATTTTTATTATTTTTTATGTTAGATAAAAATAAAAATAAACAAATTATTTTAATTAATAGAGCTTTAAATTTTTATAATATTAATATTGAATGTGAATATAATCTATTTGAAGGTATAGGTACTTTATTAGATGGAGAGTTAATTTGTAATAATGATAAATGGAAATTTATTGTGCATGACGCTGTTATTTTATGTGGTAATAAAATAAATAAAGAACATCATAATGAGCGTATTGAAAACATTAAAGTTTGTATAGAGTCATTTATTTATAGTAATAAATTAAATACTTTTGAAATTATAACAAAAACATTTTTAAATTTTAATGATATTAATAATTTTATTAATAATATTTATTATAATGAAGAATATAATAATGACGGTATAATTTTAATGCCAAATAAATTACCAGTAATTTCTGGTACACAATATTCAATGTTTAAATGGAAACCACCAAATAAACATACTTTTGATTTTAAAATAATTGAAAATAATGAAAATATGATTGCTAAAATATATCATTTAAACAATTTAATTGATTTTGCAAATATTTTATATAATTCTATTGAAGGTAAATTTTTTATTGATACTGTTAAAAAATTAGAAAATTATACAAATGAGTGTATTGTTGAATGTAATTTTGATAAAGAAAAACAAAATTTTATTCCTATTTTAATTAGAACTGATAAAACACATCCAAATAGTTTAAGAACAATAGAAAGAACATTATTTAATATTAATGAAAATATTCAAATTACAGATTTTATAAAATAATTTTTTATATTTTTATTTAATTTTTTTTATATTTTTTATTTAATTTTTTTTATTTTAATAATATATATATGAAATATTTTACAGCAACTAATATTTCGATTGCTTCAATTCTTGTTATAACATCTTTAGTTATTTCTTTAATTATAATTGCTAATAATAAATCTTCTAATTCTTCTACTTCTTCTAAATGTCCTAAATGTCATGATTGTCCTGATTGTCCTAATTGTTCTAAATGTCCTAATTGTCCTAATTGTCCTAGTCCTTCTAAATGTCCTAATTGTCCTGATTGTCCTGATTGTCCTAGTCCTTCTAATTGTCCTGATTGTCCTGATTGTCCTAGTCCTTCTAATTGTCCTAATTGTCCTAATTGTCCTAGTTCTTCTAATTGTCCTAATTCTTCTAATAAAAAAATTGGAAGTCCAATTGTATTAAAAGGTAGTGATATTATTAATAGTGATTTTTTTACTCATTTTAAATCTCCTACATGGTTTCCAAGACCGGATCAAAATTCACAAACAAGTAGCCTAGAACCAACTAAAGGTGTTGTAATGTATATAGATGGTTTATTAGATAAAAATGGTTCTAAATATAAAGTTAATAATGGTGTTATAACAAATGGTTGTTATAAAGGAACATCTAAAAATAAATTAATAATAAAACCATTATTAAGTGAAAATGCTAATGAAGTTTATTGGAATAAAACTGGTAATGGAGTTGCTAATCCCAAATCAACAATACAACCTATTAATACAATTAGATTAGAATCTAATATATTATTTAATAGTGGTATATTTATTATTAAATTATCTCATATACCTGGTGGTTGGGGTTCATGGCCAGCATGGTGGCTTTCTGGACAATTAAATTTTCCAAATAGTTGGGCTTTAAATGGTGAAATAGATATAATAGAAGGTGGATGGGGTGGAAATAATTTAAAAAATTTTAATAAAAATACAACTAGTTTACATAATTCTAATCTTACATTTAAAAATCCATGTAATCCATTAGGAAAATGTTGGTGTGGTTATAATAGTAATCAATGTTGTGATTATGATGGTTCTTTTTTTGAATGGGAAAATGAAACATCATTTGGTAATGGATTTAACAAAAAAGCATCAGAAACAGGAAAATCTGGTGGATATGTATGTAAATTTACAAGTCATATAAATGGTGCACAAACAATTGATGTATGGTTTTATGAACCTGGTAATTTTCCTACAAAAATAGATAATGATAATTATGATGGTAGTGATTTTGAAGTTAATGATATTAACATGAAAAAAACAATTTTAAATTGTAATGGTTATAAATCTATTTATGCCTCCACTGGAGGTCAGCCTAATCCAGATAATGGTGGTTGTATAAAAATAAATGCAAGTGATAATAAAAATTATCAATATAAAAATATGGCATTAATATTAAATACAACATATGGTGGTGATGCTTTAAATAATAGAGTTCCATCGGGTTTACCACCAGTTAAATTATCAGATATGTATAATTATGCAAATAAAACTACAACACCACCAGGATCTGTTCCACAAATTATTGATAATTGGATTGATGATTGTGCTTGGGAAATAGATTATATGAAAGTATTAAAATGGACATAAAAAATTATTTATTTTTTTTAACTTAAATTTAATAAATTATAAATGATATAGTTTATATTATTTATAATTTATTTATGAATTAAAAATGTAAATTATTTAAATTTACATATAACCATAATAGTTATGTCTTGCACGAGGCATTACTGGCATACCAAATTTCATACCACTACCAGGGGCAGGAGGAGGTGGTACAACAGATAATCCAGCAGGACCCATCATATCAAGTAAAGATGGTTGACCTAATCCATATCCATAGCGGGATCTTCTTTTAGACGATTTTCTTTTAGGCGATCTTTTAGGCGATCTTTTAGGCGATTTTTTCATCATTCGTTTAGCATCTGCTTTATCTACATATCTTTTTCCAGATTTAGTTTTGTAGTATAAACCACCAGCAGAACCACGATATAATTTACGAGTTCTTCCACGAACAACTACAGATCCAGCACATTTATCTGTTAAAACACTTCGTGTAGATTTTCTTTTTTTTTTAGCTCCAAAAAACATTGATAGATCCATTTTATATTTATATTATATATAAAAGAAAAAAAAAAATAAAAAATTAAAAATTAAATATTTAAATTAAAAATTATTTAAAATTTATTTAAAATTTTAATTATATTTTTTATATCATATTTTTCTAAAAAAATTTTTAATTCTAATTTATTAATTATATTATTATTTTCTTCATAAATTGGTTTATCATAATTGTATTCTTTAAATATTTTTCTTACAATTTCATAATTAAATTCATTTGTTATTTTATATTTATTTAACTTAATTATATCTTCTATATTATTATATTTTTTAAATAAATTAAATACTGTATTTATAGCTAATGATGATATATAAGGTAAATAATCACATCCTGATAATATACAAAAATCTATAAATTTATCAAAACTATAATTTATTTTTTTTAAAAATAAATCTAAATTTGTTTCTACTATATTATTTTTTATAGAAGTTTTTAATACTTTTGTTCCACCAAAAGTAAATACATCTGTATCATCTGATACAATATAATCACCTATTCCATTATTATATAAAAATACACAATATTTTTCAGCTTCATCAGGTGCATTATAATATTTTATATTTAATAAATTTAATAATTCTTTACATTCATCTAAATGATTTTTTGTAACATATATTATTTGATTTGTTAATTTTTTAATTTCTTTATCTATTTCTTTTTTTTCTTCAACTGTAGAAGTTTCTAATTTATTTAATAAATCTATTTTTTCTTGAATTTTATTTTTATTTTGTTGTCTTTTTAATAAAGTTGTTTTTTTTTCTAATGGTGGTTTACCATCAAATACAAATATTGGAGTTATATCATATTTTTGATAATATTTTATTCTATTTATAAACCCAATTAAATGAGAATTATGTTTTAATGATTCATTTATATTTGATATATGTCTAAATTTATACATTAATATACTTGCATCAATTATAAATTTTTTCCCTGAATAATCTAATATATTATTATTACTTATACATTCTGGACATATTTTTTTTATAAATGTATTTAGGCCTCGAATACCCATATATATAATATATTATAACTAAAAGTCTTTAAATATTTTAAATTTTGTTATTTTACTAATAAATTATGAAGACTGAAAATCACCATGTGGTCCAAGTTTATATTTATATTTAAATTTTATATCATTCCAACTTTGAAGAGCGTCTTTATCGGAATGTGTAGGTGGATCTGGATTTTTTACACATTGTCCCCAGTGTACCTGATTTAAATTATCTCTACATATTGGTAATTCACTTGGGCATGGATGATCTCCTTTTGTTGAACCATTATCACCATCACATTGAACAACTTTTTCAAATTTTAAAATCTGTGGTTTATCATTAAATCTTACTCTAGCTACTTCTGTATTTCTTTCATCATTTGATTTCCAACCATAATATCTTGAATCACCCTCATGATCTGTATTAAATTGATTCATTATTTTAATATGATAATGTTCATCTTTTCTTACCATAAGTGCAGTTATATTATCAAATTGCCAATTAAAAGTATCTACAATAATATTCATTGTTTTTGCAGATTGTACTAAAGATTGTTGTATTGAATCATCTATATATTTTTTAATATTATCATTTTCATCTAATGACAAATTTCCCTCATCATCACTTAACATTATTTTAGATGATGGAAATTTTGTTGTTATAGATAGATATTTGCTATCATTATTAGCTGTTACTGCACCTGGTAATTCTGACCATCTTCTTAATATATTTCCAAAATTTTCTTTATTACTTTGCACTGGATTATTTGAATATTTATCTTTATTTTTTTCACATAATAAAGATATTACAATTATAGATAAAAAAATAGTTAATATTATATTTATATATAATAAACACTCTTTCATTTAATATAAATATAATATATTATTTTTTTTAAATTTTTTTTTTTAATCAATTAAACAATAACCTTTACATTCTTTAATACATTTTTCATTACATTCTTCCTTACATTCTTTATTACATTCTTCATTACATTCTTTATTACATTCTTCATTACATTCTTCATTACATTCTTCATTACATTCTTCCTTACATTTTTCATTACATTTTTCATTACATTTTTCATTACATTTTTTTCTTTTTTGTTCTAATTTTTTTTCTTCTCTTTTTTTTCTTTTATAATAAGAAGGATGTTGTTCAATACCAACATTTCTATAATATTTTACTTTATCCCAAAATTGTTTTAATATTGGAATATTATTATTTAACCATTTTTCATCTCTTACAATTCTAACAATATTTAATACTTGAGTTTTTGGACAATATTCAATAAAATCTGCTATTTTTAAATTACATATATATAAATTTAATTGAACTTGTGGGACATAATATAATGGAATATATCCAGTTTTAATAATTCGTTTATATGGACATTTAACTTCTAATAAAACAGGTTCTTCTTCTTCATTATTATTATTAATTGCTATTCCATCTGGTGAACCAGCTAAAAATTCATGTTCTTTATTTATATTTTTATTATTTTTATAAACATCACTATAACATATTAATCCAAAATCATAATTTTTCCTATTTGTAATATTACAATATAATGCAATTGCTTCATCTTCATATTTTTGACCATGTAATGTTGCTACATTTCCAACAAAAGGTTTTTCAAATCCACATTTACTAAATAATAATTCTTCTTCTTTAGAATAAGGATTAATACCTAATACTGTTGCGGCATCACTTGATGTTAATTTATTTTTCCTTTGTTCAAACCATTCAACACTTCTTTGTTCAAACTGTGGAATTTCTAACAATTCTTTAATTTTATAATTTAACATTATTAATTAATTAAAATATATCTTTTAAGTTAATTTTTTTAATTTTATATTTTATTAATTTATATTTTTATTAATTTTATATTTTTATTAATTTATATTTTTATTAATTTTATATTTTTATTAATTTTATATCATATCTTTTTTTTTTAAAAAACAATATACTAAAATAAGTATTATTAAAAAAATTATTAAACTTATAAAACATACAACATTATCATATTGTGAATTATGAATTAAATCTATTATTAACATAAAAATAATTATAAATTTAAGAACTCTATAAACAGGCGCTAATTTTGATATTTTCATTATTAATTATAATAATAAATATATAAAATAATTCATAAAAATAAATATATTTTAATTATGTATAATAATTAAATTATAACGTTGCCATATAAATTGTCCTATAAAAATAAATGAATTTAAAATCATTAAACATAATTTATATAATAATTCATCATTTTTATTTATACTAATTTTAATAAATTCTGATAATATTGTAATTTCATTTACAATATTATTAATATTATTAATTATAATATCTTCATTTTTTTTTATTTTTTCTAATGAGTATTCTTCACTATATTTAATAATTGGACAAGAAATATCTCTTATAAAAAAATATTTTCTTAAATAATTATCAATTGGAGAATTAGTACACCATAATAAATCATAATATTCTATTATAATATTATCTAATAATAAAAAAATTTCAATTATTTCTACTAATGATATATTATAATTTATTACATTTTTTTTATTATAAATCATTAAATTAGTTTTATTTAATATTGTATTTAAACGACTTTTAAATTCAATATATTTTGATTTATGAATTATATTATTACTAATTCCTATCCAATAATAATATAATTTATATCTATAATTTAATATTTTAATATCTTCTTTAACTAACCATTTATTATTATATGTATAATTTATATTATTAATTTCATTATTATTCATAATAATATATACATTTTAATTTTTTAATTATTTTTTTAATTTTTTAACATTTATAACTGGATTTTTTTTTGTTTTATTAATATCAAATTTTTCTTCATTATTTGCATGATTAGAATCATAATTTTTTTTATGATAATTCCATAAACTTTTATCTCCAATTTTAAATTTTCTATTTGGTTTTGCTCTATACCAATATACACAATCACTTATTTGATTACTTCTAGATGTATTATCCAAAACCATACAATCATATCCTTCTGTACAAGAATTCATTACTTCACGAAATGTTTCTTTATGTGGAAAAATTCCAAAAAAATTTTTATATAATTTATCTTGATTTTCAATTATATTTTCTCTTAATATAAAAACAAAATCAATATTTGTTCTTAAATCAGGTGGTAAATCCATACAATATTGCATAGTTAACATAAATGTAATTCTCCAATGTCTACCATTCATAAAAATACCTCTTATATTTGGATCTCTAATCATTTTTTTATCATACATACAATCATCTAATAAAACAAATATATCATTTTTAGGATCTTTTTTACTTTTATCTTCTTGTTCTGATATTGTTTTTTTTTGTCTATTAATTACTTGTTGAATTACGTCTTTATTATATTCTGTATGTATAAATATATCAGGTATATGATTTGCATAAAATGCATTACCATCTTCAGTCGCTGATATAGCTATACCTAATGGTATATTTCTACTATGATATAATATATCAGCAACTAGTGTACTTTTTCCTGTTCCTCTTTTACCAATAAAAACACAAGTAGCTGGACCTGCACCAGTTGTTCTTCTTTCTTCAATTAATTTAGGATTAAATTTTTTAATTTGAAGACTCATTAATTAAAAAACTTATTTAATTGTATATTTTTTTTTTTAATTATAAATTTAAACTAATTTTACATTTCACCCCAATAACTTTCTGTTAATAAATCTTCTTCATGTATAGTATAAACATACGCAGAAAATAAACTAATAATAAATGCAAAAATGACAGCAATTATTAAATAATCTATTTGTAAATTATCATTTTTTTTATCATTTACTTTACATAAAATATTATATATTATAAATATTAATATTAATACAATACATATGTTTGTTTTATTAAATTCATAAAATTCAAACATTTATAATATATATATTTTTAAAATATTTAAAATTACAAACGATTATTTAAATTTAAAATTTACATTTTTTTGAGCATTTTCATCATTTCTCCAAATGATGATGCTTCTGTTCCTAATGTAGATTGTGCTTGGTTTAATGCAGCTTGTAATGTGTCTACCAATTGTTTAGATGGTTTAGTAAAGTATGCTTGATATATCCAAACAGCTTGAGAAACCAATAATATTAATGTTAAGCCCCACATAAATCGAATGAAGTTTCTATTTCTATCACATTCTGATTGATCCTTTGAAGTATCACAATTTATATGATTTAATACTAGTCCAAAAGCCATCAACATTAAAACAAGTATAACCAAGCCAAGCACTGAAATTTGTTTTGGATATTTTATCATTAAAGTTATTATTTGTTGCATTTTATATATATATATATATATATATATTTTTTTTTTTTTTTTTTTTTTTTTTTTTTTTTTTTTTTTTTTTTTTTTTTTTTAATTTTTTAAAAGTTTTTTGTTTTTCTTTTAAATTACGATGTAGTCTTTTCATACCATAACTTAATTTAATAGTAACTAATTTATCATTTACAAAATCTATTATATTCATTTATATATTATAATAATATTT